GTAAAAAGCTGCGCCATCAATGCGGCCAGATATTTTTCATTCATATTTCGGAGGTTCCCTGTTAGCTAACAGTAATTACAGCGGTGTCAGTGAAACCACCGTCTTCGGTTCGTACCGTAATTGTTGCGGCCTGCCCGGTTGTAGCCCCTGCTTTAACAGTGATAAGCCCCGCTGCATCCACAGTTGCGACATTTGCATTACTGGTCTGGTAAGTTACCGTTTTATTTGTCGCACCTGATGGCGTAATGGTTGGTGTCAGTTGCTGAGTACCACCAGCGGCTTTAGATGCGGTTTTTGGGGATACTGAAACACCAGTTACAGGCGTATCATGCGGAAAGCCCGTGCTCAGCAACTCACCATCAACAACCATCACTATTGCTGTGCCGCCTCGCTGAGTGTTTGATTCGAAGCGAAAACGACTTTTATCGCCAGAGTTGGCAACGCCCCATTCCATATAGCCGGTAGTGACGTTTCGGCCTTTCGGGACTGCCAAATCACCCACTTTCGGGGATTCGCCCGATTTTACCGCTACGCGGATCGGGCCATTTTCAACGATACCAATTGGGCAATTGATAGTGACAACGCCGATACGGGTGTTACTGCCAAATCCCGGCATTGCAGGCATGTTTGAATGCGCCGTAACTGCAATACCAATTGCATCAGTGACATCACCACCATCAGGCAGCGCTACACAGGTAGAATCGTTACCTGACGTGAGTTTGACGGCATCACCAGGCGCGACCTCACCACCAGCGCGACGAGAAGTAACACGGGCAGATGAACGGAAAGACGGCAGAGTCGCTAAATCACCGGGCGAACCGGCGTCAAAATCACTTTTAATTGTGGTCTGCATTATTTTGCGGCCTCTTTTTTGCCAAACATACGGGACTGGTAATCACTGTGCGCGTCACTTTTGATGCCGTTTAGCCCATCGTTGTTAATGCGCGGATCGCGAGGTTTTTGCTCAAATTTTTTACCACAAGAAACCAGCGCCATAGACAAAGCAACATCAACCTGTTCATCGCTCCAGCTATCCATATTTACTTCCGGGTTTGCCTTGCGAATGATGGCCTGTTTAACCAGATTAATATCGCCCAGGCTGTCGATATTGATGTTCAGACGCCTGGCTGTTTCTTTAAGCTGATGCTCCTGACGACCATCAGCAACGCCGCGCTCGTAGGCTTCGTTGCTGGCAGAGTCCATATTTACAAGGCGGTTATTTGCTTTAAGCAGTTCACCGCGAGCAGTGCTAAGGTCACTGGTGAGCGTTTTTTTATCCGCTTCCAGTTCTTCGATTTTGGCTAACGCCTCTTCTAATTCCATTGGTTCACCGTCCAGATTGAATGTTGCTGTTTTTACCCGTGGGTTACGTACAATGCTCAGGTGGTTGTAGTTAATCCCCTTTTGCACTGTGTCAAACTCCTGCCCGTCAGGTGCTCGCCCTGTTTGTTTGGGTTTATCGTCACACTGGTATCCAGCCGACGCCCCGCGTAAACTTTTATCCTGCTGAATCAGACGTATGGATCTCTCATCCTGAATCAGCGCACGGGCTATCAACTCATCCCCCTGACGCATCACGGCAGTTACCACACCAGCAGCAACAGCCCGGTAATTTTTAGAAGTCACCAGACCGCTACGGGGATGTGACACCGTAACAGGCTTGCCGATTAAGGTATTCATAGAGTCCTGGTTAAACAATTCATCGGCTGAGCGGTACTCTTTCGCCGTGAATGCATCACCGCGTCTGCGGTCATAAACCAGTACGCCCGGACGGGCTATAGGGATATCAATCTGGAGATAACCTTCCGGCGTTATCTCCCATTGTTTTATGGCGTCAACGTTAACCTGTGTTTCTTGCAGCAATTTCTTTCTCCGCTTCTTCCACATCCGACGCAGAGAACAACCATTCAGGAAAACAGCGGCAACCGTTAGGCTGGCCCGGATTCCCGTCGCGTGGCGGTCTGGTCGGCGTGTATGCCTTTCCTTCGCGCTCAACATGCTCTTTTCGCTCACGTTCGTCTAACATGCCCCGCCAGCGGTATATGTTCATCCCGGCAATACGGGCGTTGGCTTCCTCAAGGTTCCATGCCTGATTGCCAATCTCATTACGGGCAACGTTACGGGCGCGGCGATAAGGTATTTCCATTTCATCAGCCAGCCTATTAGCGATGAAATCGACGCCGCGCCCCTCACGTAACCCCTGCTGGACTACGTTAATCCCCCTTTGAAGCGCTTCATCAGAAACATTCTCCATGCGCCCCATGCTTTCGGTTAACCAGTCGGTTGTTTGCTGCAATAGCTTCTTATCGCCGTCATAAATATCTACCGCTATCAGGTCTGCCATGCTCTCATGCGGAATTTTTATGCCCGGCGCAAGGTCAACATTTGCGGCGGCTTTAATGATGAGCCTGAAATCATCCAGAGCAGAATCGGCAAGTTGCGTGGTGGTGGTATTTATCGCTGGCAGTGACGGGATAACACTGGTTGTGCGTAGTGATTCAGATAACTTTGCTACCTGTTCGGAGACTGCCCCCGCCGTGTCTGGCGTAGCAGGTAAGCCTTTTTTCAGGTCAATAAGGCTCACACCATCGACGCGGAAGCGCTGGTAATAGTTTTGCCAGTATTCATCGGTAAAACCAAAACGCCCATTAACAATAGCGCTTTGAACTTCATCGGCGGCGCGGTTGATAACGCGAATATAAGTATCCGGCCTGACGTTTGTTACCCTGGCGAAATCTTTAGCCAGATTTATACCTGCCTGTCTTCTGACTTCACTGACGATATACGCCGGAACCGCGCCAAACTCACCATCTTTGAGTAGTGCCGGAATAGCTTTAAGAAAAATGGAAGCATCAGGTAATAATTCCTTAGCTACAGACTGTATTAGCCTTTCCTGCTGCTCTCTCGTCATGCGGGAATAGTTTTTCCCTGCGCGTTGTTTTATGTAAACGCGCACTTTTTTAACCGTTGCAACAGCAAGGAAATCGCCCAACACATCATCGACTGACACATCTTTACCGTCAGCCGCATCAGTATTGAGGATTGCGCCGGATTTACCGATTGCCCTGTAGGTTTTTAAACAGGCATCGCGAACCCATTTACAAAAAAGCCGGGTGTTATCACCCAGCTTTTGCGCGTAAACCAGTTCTATAGCCAGTGGATAACCGGCGTCATAACGTGGTTCACTCTTCGGCATTACTGGTATCCTCGCTGGCATTATCGTCATTCTGGTCATCAATGGTGCCAGTTGCTGGCGCTTTTTCTGTCAGTAGCGTCACGGCGGCAGTTTCTTTTGCTGTTGCCCTTGCCTCTTCGCTGGTGATAGCTCTCAAGCCGTAATAAATCTGCGCGGTTTCCGCTACCTTCTTGTCTCTGTCAACCTCACGGTCAATTTGCCCCTGAGACTTGTTAGGGACAAAGTCAGCTTTAACACCCAGATAACGCAAAGCCAGCTTTTTCAGCGCCGGAATAATGTCATTGGTAGTGATGTGAGATACAAGGTTTTGCCATTGTGCATCGGCGCTGGTATCGCTGTTAGAAAGTCCTGAACGACGCTCAGCCAGCATTGAGACGGGGAAGCCCGTCTCTGCACACACCAGCTTAATAGCCATATCAACAAGGTCGGCTGTACCCGTCATGGTGGACTGCAAACGCGTTATATCTTCATCTTTATCTATTGCCACCATGTCATTCAAATGCCTGGTAGCTGCGATGCCAGCCAGACGACGCGCCGCCATAGCTTCGCCCTTCGCTGACTTTAAATCTTCTGCAAGTTCATCTTTTTTATAAATATCCTGTACGGACAGCGACAAAATGCTGATGATTAACTCATGAGACAGGCCAAGACGCTGTAATGCGGCATAAGGTTTGCAAAGTACCGGTTCACCAAACTCGACACCAGCACAACCATACAGCGGCTGATATTCTGGATCGCCAAACAGTAGTGAATCCTCCTGCTCAATGAATACCTCTCCCCCAATCGGACTTTTAAGCTGAATACGCCATCCTTCCGGCAAACCGAAAAGCGGATCGTTATAATCAGAAAACCAGTCATTTGATGGTGTAATCCAGTTTGCACCGTGACTTCTCACCCAATCATCTCCCATGACCAGCACAGACCATCCCTGATGACGTTTAAGCACTGTGGCGCGTTCCACTCCCTGCCAGATGCGCATTTCATCGAATAATTGCTTAATTTTTACATCGTCTTCAGGATTGTCAGTGATGATATCGAATCCATTAAGCATCGCGGCTGCAACCGGTTCACTGATAATGCGCCAGCCAATCCCGGATGTTTCACCAGCAAGCGCCGCCACCAGCGGTATTTTTCCCTCTGCGGCTCTGGCTTTCATTCGGTTCGCCGTTGGTGAACCCATTCCGGCAGCGCCTTTAGCACCATGCGCCACGCTTTCCATCATGCTTACGTAGCTGTCAATATTGTAACTGGCAGGCTGTAAGCCCTCTTTTGTTAAAATTCCCTCAGTGGGAATTAAGCTGGTTTTTCTCGTCATTCAATAATTCCTGATTTCATGCGTACCAGATGGGGGAATATGGCGTCAGCGTAGTCAGTGGACACGCCAAGCCGTTTTTTAACTTTCTTCTTCGCTTCAATAAGAATTTTGTCGTCTGGCGTGGTTTCCCACATAACGCCAGTCGAATCAGACAAAATGCGGTCAAGATATCGGCGTGGTATTTGGTCTGAAATAGCAAATAATCCGTCTGGAGGCACAATACCTGTTTCCATCCAGCGAACCGTGTCATTAACCGCGTCGCGGTAAGCCCACCATGCTTGCGCACGCAGGTTATGGAATTCTTCTTCGTTCTTACGACCACCGCGATACCGCGATTTTTTGCGTAACACTTCACCCTGTGCAACAAACTTTCTGAATTCGATATTTGAATCTTCATGCTTGTTCAGTTCACCCCTGACGCCGGAACCAACGCCCACGGAATCATAAATAAGGACGGAACAACTCTCTTCTTCTGCCAGTTTCAGCGCCTGCACTGCCAGTTGTACCGGGTCGCGTGCCTGTAACCGTTCCATACGGTACAAAAAACGCCCGTCAAAAAACGACAACACAGAATCGTCATCACCCTCATCTGCAACATCCAGAACGGCTGTCTTAATTCCGGTTCGACAGGCCCGTGCTAATTTCGAGTCTGGTGCAACAATAAGCCTTTCCAGATTGCCGCGATTAACTACGGCCCCCGGTAAATCACTGACCGGAACACCATTCCATATATTGTCGTATCTGTCCGGGTAGTGCCTGAGTGTATAGATTCGCTCTTTGTTCAGTGTTTCATTGAAATATGGGTTGTGATACCAGTTGACCTCTTCTACAAACCAGTCATCCTCCGCATTAAGTACGAAACGAACATAGGTTTCATCCCATGCGAAAGCCGGGTTGAAGGTAATCCATAGTTCAGCACCTTCGCGCCTCAGTGTCGGCGCCAGTGTTTCCCATGCTTCGGCTGTTATGGCGTGGGCTTCTTCTACCCAGCAAATGTCCACACCTTCAATAGACTTGATACTGTCCAGATTCGACTGGAACCCTAAAAAGCGAAATTCAGCGCCGGATTTAGCCTTTATGCTGTTATTCGTGATGGTGAATTCAGACTCATACCCAAGACGCCGTATCGTGTCGCTCAGCAACTTGTGTGATGAGGCATCTATTGATTTTTGTACTCTGCGTAAACACAAAATCCGCAGGTCATACCGCACAGTCATTTGAATGAGTGCTTCAGCAATCCTCCATGACTTACTTGAACCGCGTCCACCACGAAGGCATTTGACACGATGTGGTTTTGTCGTGAGCGTTCGCATTACGCGCCGCCACTCTGACATTTTCTTTTTTTCAGAAAGCCAGTAGCTTTTGCGCTCTAAATCCTTTTGTGGAGCTAATTCAATCGCTGTCATCGCCGTCAATGTCCCGATAGATTTCGGTCAGCGTTTCACGTGCAATGCGTTTACCTTCATCTGTAATTGGTTTACTAACATCCACCCCGGCGAGAGTCAGTATTCGCGCTGCAAGATGTGATTTGTCCAATCCTTCAACCTGCCAGCCGTGCTTTGTCTTTTTGATATTCTTCACGGCGCGGGTGTCTATCGCAGCCAGACGGCTACGAAACACTTCGGGTTCCAGTCGTAATTTTTCCAGGGCCAAAAGTTCAAGCATGACCTCTGCGGCATCCGGCGCACGGAAACGCCCTGATAAATCAATAAGTGCCTCCTGACGCCCGACCACATCAGCCGCAATAATATGTTTTTTATAAATGCTGACGGCCTGCTGGATTTCTTCATTTTTGAGTAGCTTTTCAGCCTGAAAATCGTCATTAAATCCCTTGTACTCCCGGTTACGTGACTTCGCATAGCTGAAACCCGGCGCTTCTTTCGCTTCTGCCACCAGCTTTGCAAACGTATCGTCACGCCTGTTGATTTTTATTGTCACAATCCCCCCCTTGTGAGGCTTGCAGCGTAGCGGGGAACGGAGAGGATCAAAAACAGCATGACCGCTGACATGTAGTACAAATAAAAAAGCCACTCCGGGGGTGGAGTGGCAAAACGTCACAAAAATAATGAGTAAAGGTAAACAATCACAGTTGCTTAAACAGGCAATGGGCTACCTGTCCCTGGCTGATGCCATTATGGATTATTGGTAATCATGAACAAAAGAATGTGTGAGAGGTAACAGCGGATAAAGAAAAGCCGCCCCATAAAGGAGCGGCGTTTAAAGGTGCTCAGGCTATGATTCGCAGTCGGAAAGGCGGGGTATTACCCCGCCCTGATTTAGCGACTCTCCTTAGCTTCGTAGGCAAACTTTGCCGCTACCTGCACACCTCCCTGTCCTATTGACGCTTCACAAAGCGTCCGGTTTAGGGCTGTGTATGCCAGTAACGCCGCGATATAAATCGCGATGAACAAAAAAACTCCTTTGTAAAACAAAGTTGCCTCCTTAGCTGTGGGGAGGCTATAATCTGATTGCGAGTCAAGATTAGGAGCCTCATTGGTTAATTGAAAAATTACCTTTGGGGCTTTCTTCTATCTGCCGCACGGTAACATGAGACAGATAGCCTCAAGCACCGGGCGGGATTATAGCAACAAATTACTTACCAATTAAACAGTTGCTTTGCGCCTCTCAATTTCAGCCTCCGCTTTAGCCACATCATCCTCAGAAAACAACCATTCAGGAAAGCAACATCGGCAACTAAACATTTCGTTTATATGGAACGCAACGCCTTCAAGAACAACGTGCGAAGGATTCACCCACCAGATATTGCCATCAGTTGAAATGCACCTAAGACGGAAATACTTCATCCCCGCTAAACGAGCGTTTCTTCGCTCGCTACGCCAACTTTTTATCAATGTTTCCGATGTTGCCTTTATTTGCTGTTCCAGTTGCTTTGTTATTCTGGCCTCACCTTTTGAATTAACTTTGATGACGGCATAGCTTGGCGTTTTCACATTGATACCTGTTGTGGCTACAATTCTCGCTTGATTCTAATTTGTAGTTGAAATAAGATCTACACAGGTGCTCAAAACACCTCAATACACAGCGGTGAATCACCC